CTTATTCCCATTGCCTTTCGTCCATACTTTCGAAAGTTAGAGCCTGATCAAAAAATCAGATTCTTTTTCTCGTTGTTACAGTCGAAGGAGCTTTGTGAAGAAGTTCCAGAGTCTTTCGTTCAAGAAACTCTTGAGAAACATCGTGATCAACTTTCCAGTCCTCATCCTGGTGTTCAACCAGAGACCTTAGAGTACTTGCGTACCCGAGGTCGAGAGTTTGGAAAACTAGTCAAGAAGTTTTATGATCCTTCTAAAGGTTCTTTTCCTTCAAACAAGGCTACTTGTCACTTCCCTCGGAATAGAGGTGGAGTGAAAGGTGACCTTGTCTTCCACGAACGGTTGGTATCCGGTCTCTCTGCTGGAGAGGAACGGATTGATCGAATGGAACCGATGGTAATCGGTCTGTTCGGACAACCTGGTCAAGGAAAATCAAGATTTATACCTCAGTTGTTGTCTGTACTTAAGAAGAACTTCCCCGGAGTTTCCCGGGAAGACCTAACTTATGTACGGACTTGCAACGTTGAGTTTTGGGACGGTTATAAAGGACAACCTATAGTCATTTTAGATGACTTGGGCCAATCAACCTCAGGAAAAGATATTCAAGAATTTCAGACACTAGTGTCTTGTAATCCTTATATTCTTCCTATGGCTGAATTGAGTGATAAAGGAACTTATTTTGTAAGTCCTATTATCATTGCCACTTCTAACCTCTCTTATGGAACCCAACTTAGTCAGGTTTATGAGAGTTCCCCCATCATAGATGACGCTTCTTTTTGGAGAAGATTCCATGTTCCACTTTATTGTGAAACTGGGTCTTACTACCAATTAGACGCGGATCCATGTTGGATAAGACTGGAAAATTTACTTTTCGAGTCTCAACTCAATCGAGAAAATCTTGTTCGAAGGAACGCTTCGAGAAACGATAAAGTGAACGATAAAACGTTCTTTCAGCAAAAAATCAAATTTCACATGGATGTGGATCCTCGTATTTCTGCTAAGCAGAAGACATGGAATCCATTCCAATTGAGATTGATCTTTTTGCACCGGAACTTAATCGTCTCTTTAGTTCTCGAAGAAAAACACATGAAAACATTTCTGTTTTTTGGAACCAAAAGATTCATGAAGATTTTGACACAACTGAGAGTCTGTTAAATAAAGAATTTTTCTCGCAAGAGATAAATCCTTTTTTACCAGAAAGTCTTGGTCGTGAAGATCTCTTCAAAGAATCCCAGTCTACGACTCTAAATTTAAGATTTGATGCATTCCCACCAGTCGGACCCCT